ATAGTTAAATAGTAACATATTTATAAGGAAAAGTCAATGACAATTACAGTAGTATCTACATTTCACGCACCAGTTTTGAGTTTATATGGGCAACGTTTTGTAAACAGTTTTAGTGAAAACATTGACAAAGATATACAATTGCGTTTGTATGCAGAGGATTGCAATCCAGTAACCAAAGATCCACGTATACAAATTTTAGATGCAAAACAAAAACTTCCAAAATTAAATGCATTTAAATCAACTTGGGGAAATGTTCCTAAAGCAAATGGCAAGTGTCCACCAGAGATAAAAGCTCGTCGTCCAAGAGATTGGCATAAAGAATTTAAATGGGATGCTGTGCGTTTTGCTAATAAGGTATATGCTGTATTTGATGCAGCACAACATTGTAATACCGACTGGATTGTGTGGATGGATGCAGACACGTTTGTACACAGTCCGTTTGATTATAAAGCATTTAAAAGTTTCTTGCCTGATCGTGCTTGGTTAAGTTATATGGGGCGTGGTAAAAAATGGCCAGAGTGTGGATTCTATGGCATTAATTTGAAAAACAAAATTGGATTAGATTTTTTACAAGAGTTTGAACATGTGTATGAACATGCAGAATATGGTATTTTCCGCATGGAAGAATGGCACGATAGTTATGTATTTGAAGAAGTAAGAAAAAAAGTTGTACAAAAGAATCCATCAGGTATCATTCATAATATCAGTGGTGACTTAGGAATCAATGGCGAAGGGCATCCAATTATTAATAGCGAATTGGGCGCTTATTTAGATCATTTAAAAGGTGATAGAAAAGAAGTTGGAAAAAGCAACAAGCCAAAAGATTTATTCATAAAACGCAAAGAATCTTATTGGCAATAATTGCGCATATGTTGCCAGCAGCTACCGTCGTCTAACTCGTCAAAACTCCAATGAAACATGCTAATTCTTTGTAGCCAACGCTGCCTATCAAAATGATCTGGCTTGTCTATTTTACTAAAGTCAGTATTACTCACTTCTTTGTTTTGGCTGTTTAGAGGATCTGTAATAAAACAATGATGTCCTTGTATAATTGGACCAACTGCTGCGCTACTGTTGTGATTTACAACTGCCCATGCCTTTGACAGTTCTTCTTCTAGAGGACGTCCTTGTAAACTAATTTTTACATTGGGCATGTTTTTTAATTTTGTTTTTGTAGGATTTAAGTATATAGGCGCTTTTTTATCACCAGGGTGTGGTCTAACAATAATTGGTCTATCTGTATGCTGTCTAATTTTGCCTATAGTATCAATTGCCCATTGTTCAACATCATAGCCTCCCATACTCCAGCCGCCTTGTCTTTGCAGTAGCAGTATAATCCACTTTCCTTGTGTTTTCATGTTTTCAATTTGTATATCAAGTTTGCTGCTAATGTCATTCCATCTACTTGAATCAATAACATCGTCGCAATACTTTCCAGTTGTAGGAAAAACACCGTTGAAACTATATCTCAAATATCCATGAGGATTAGCTTTGTTTTTGTAATTAAATAAATTTGCATCAGCACAAACAGTATATTTTCGTCTTGCTTTTTGTGTGTCTATTACTTGTTTGCGCAATTTCAAATGCGGAGGAGCAGTGTTTTCGTAAACCCATCCTTGTATAACACCTACATCAGATTCTAGCAAACTATGACCAGGATGCAGAATACCAGTATCGCCGGTTGCATTTACACCATTAATGTATTTTGCCAATAAGTCTGTTTTTTGTCTATTACTATTTCTAGATGGAACACTACCTAAATAACTAACTACTTTCATTCAGTATACTCCATGCTAAACCGTTTGCCATTTCGGCAGCAGTAAACTGACAATATGACAAATGTTTAACAAAGGCAACTAGTTCTTTTTTTGTAGGAATATTTAAGTTATTATGAATATCTTTAATACTTGTATTACACAGAACTGTTGCAGCATTAGGTGCAAGTGCTATAGCAGGAACACTGTATAATAACGCTTCTGTTGCAGCAATACTATTGTATGTCACTAGACATATAGCATCATCAAGAGCTTGCCAAATTGTGTCATTGTTAACTCTATCTTCTCTGCTAGGTTTTAATCTAATTTTGATAGGTGCATTTGTTACTGATTTGATTTCAGTTAAAGTTTTCTGCATCCATTCATCAAGATTTTTTCCATAAAATTTCATTACCTTTTCACTAGGAGGACAAATTAGCACATAGCTGCCATTAGTAGGCTTTCTATATTCCCATCCAAGATTTCGCATTCTGTCTGATGCTCTGTCTTTAATAGGACCTAAATTTTGTAGTGCATTTTTTGTAATTCTATGATATTCTTTTCTTTTACCCGGTTGCATGTACCCAGTATCAATTGCATAAAAAGTTCTCTTAATATCCATGCATTGTTTCAATGCTTTTTGACTGGTGCCACCTAAACCTCTAATAATAAGATCGTTGTCTGTATTTTCTTCTGTTTTCCAGTCACTAATTTGTCCACCGGCACCTAAAATTAAGTCACGACAATAAGGATCATATATATCGCCTTTTTTTGCATAATTGAAATCACCAGGATCTGGTATAATACTTGCTACCTTTACACCCATATTTTCAACTGCCTTTCTATCATTTAGTGTGTACCACTTTCCGTCAGGGTCGATCTTTTCATACAACGATTTATTTAACCATGCTTTGATTGGTTGAGCAAATGTTGTACTATCAATATACCTAACTTTCTCTTTCTCTAGTCTGACCTTTTTTTTTGATCTTCGAGTTCCTTAGAGAGATACAAGCGTTCTGCCTTGTAATACTCGTTTGCATATTCGCAGTCTTGGTAATCTTCGAACCAAGGACCGCCTTCTGTGTAATGCAGTGCTTTTGGAGATCCATCATCTGGCTCGTTATACCAGCCTACTAGCCAGTTCCATTCGTGACTGATTTTACCAATTTTATTGTCGTCTAACCATGTAAATCTATGGAACCATGCACCAGTAAGAGTTTCATTATTAATAGTTTCCACTGATAGCTTTTGGTTATCTGGATGCCCGCAATTGAACAGCACAGCACTTGACCAATTTTTTCTTGGATAAATGTGCTGATCTTTACCGTCCATCTTTGTACCAGCTTTTGGAGTATAATCATGTTGAGCACACATTACTGCATATTGATCATTTACCTGATCAAATAAATTTTTAATATCATCTAAAAATATAAAATCACAATCAATAAACAATGCCCAGCCTTTGAAGCCTTTTAATCTTGGAACAAGAAATCTAGTAAAAGTAAATTCGGTACTTGCTAGTTCATCAACTTCTCTTGTGTATATTCCTTCTCGACGCAGAACATGCTGTTTTAGCGGCACAACCTCTACTGGAACACTTGCATGTTTTAGAATACTTGCTTTACATGCTTGAAATGCAATATCTTCTCTACTATCCCAGCCTACATAAACTTTTAATGGTTCAATCTCTTCGTTCAATGTCGTTCTCCGTTAATTCTTTGCCCATCCACACTTCTATAACTTTTGCACTTTTGTTGTCCAAGTTTACTGCCTTATGCCAGTAACCAAGAGGAATATCAATACTGTCTCCGGGTACAAGTAAGTGACTAGTTTTGTGTCCAGTCTTATCTTCTAAAAACATATTAATTACACCATCGACAACATGCCAGTGTTCACTGCGTTTGAAATGTCGCTGATCGCTTAATGCTTTACCTTCAGCGAATGTAAGTTCTTTAACTTGCCATTCTCCGTTGTTATCTAATATTTTGTATTTGCCCCAAGCACGTTCGGTGACTGGTTTTTCCCAGTTACTAAGTATCCAGCTACTTGAATTCTTTTTATCATCGCCACCAATACCAAAAACAAATTCTACATCTTTATTATCGCCATACATCGTTTGTTCAGGGATTTCGCCTTCGACTCTGTCACCGCCATTAGCAACAATAAGTTTACCAGTCGTTGTTTGTAAAAGATATCCAATTGCTTTTGTGGTGCCGCCGATGTCGTCGTCTTCAACTAGTATAACATCGTCAACCATTTCAAGATGTTTGACAATGTTTGCACGTTCTTCAAATGGCATAAAGGCTTGACCTTTTTTATTCTCAAGCCATGTATCGGTGTTAAGACCCACTACAAGTTTGTCACCAAGTTTCTTTGCTGCTTTAAAGTATTCGATATGTCCGGAATGTAGTGGATCAAAACCACCAGTTACTAATACTGTCTTCATGTAGGTATTTACTACTTCCAACCGAATATATAATCTTTTCTGACATTGCCTAATGGCACTGCACCAAGTTCTCGCAAATAGTCTGCTGCTTGATATTTTGATTCGGGGTGTTGTTCAACAATAATAACAGGATTGTATTTTAGTATTGTATCTTTACCGCCTTTGACAACTTCTAATTCGTGCCCTTCGCAATCAATTTTTAACAAACCAAATCTTGGCAAATTTAAGCTATCTAAAGTTTTAATATCTATAGTGCCTTGGCCTACTTCTTTTACAAAACTTCCACCTGTATTTTCACTATCATAAGTCATAGTAACTTTATCGTTAGTCGATCCTAGTGCATGTTTGTTCAACTCAACAGGCAAGTTTTCACAGTTTAATTCTAAACAACTGTATACTTGTTCTAATGGTTCGAATGCAATTACACGATTAAACTTTTCTACTAAATGTTTAGCCCATAATCCTACATTTGCACCTACATCAATTGCAATATCAAAGTCTTTCACATGTTTATATGCTTCTGCTCTTGTATCATCTTGATATTGTGGTGGGCCGCCTTTTTTAACTCTTTTTGCAATTAGTCTTTCAAAATGACTATCTGTATCTGGCATCCAATATTCAAAAACTTTTTTCATACTTTTTCCAATATTACAATATACTTTACAACATGCCTAGGCGGACCTTTTTTGACCGGGGCTGTTCTTTCTTCAATATGTTCATATATAATTTTCCATTCATCTAATCGTTGAATTTTTTTCTTCCACCATTTAGGACTTTCAATAATTAAATGTGCATTGCGTCCATCACTTAGTGCTTTCTTTGCAGGGTGACATGCAATCAAATGATATTGATATCTAGTAGTTCTGTTACACAAGTCTTGTATTGTTTTGTCTATCAAGTCAGGTTCAATGTGTTCTAGTACATCACTACTGTAAGTTAATTCAACGTTTTTAGGTAATGGAAGAGGAAATGTTGCAGGATCAAATTTATAAATTTGTATATCAGGATATACAGTTTTCAAAGTATCACTTGTATAACCTTTGCCTGCACCATAATCTAAAAAACTCTTGATATTTTTTTCTTCAATTAATTTTTTAACAACAGCTGGAACATTTTTATTTAATCCAAACGTTTTTTTGCTATGTAATAATTTTAGTTCTTCTAGGTAATCTTTACTATGTGCCATTATAAACTTGCATCTTCCATTCCTGCTACTCTCAGCTTTACAATATTAGTTATCTGCCATTGTTTTTGATCTAGTGCCTTTAAGACTCCTAACCACTTATTTCGCAGCAATGCAAATTCATTTATGATCTTTTCGTAGTCACAAACATCACTTTCGCCGTCAACATATTTTTCTACATCACGACTTGATAATGCTCGTTGATAATTTTCTAAATATTTTTTAAAATAAGAGCTGCGCAATTTGCGCAACTCTATATTCATGTATTCAAGGATTGCTTCAATTTCTTGCAGTTGATTAAACCGATGCTCTACAATACCAGGCATATGCGATGCAGCTTTTTCTACATTACCTACAAGTTTGCATTCTTGTCTTGCAGCGTGTAGTTCTGTTTCAAAATGTTGTATAGCTGCTGGTATTTGACTTATATCTCGGCTAACACGACTGTACCAAGCCATTAAAAATCCTCTTCGTCATCGTAGTAGTCAATATCACTGTCATCTTCAAGGTAATACTGTATTGCAGAATCTAAGTCTTTATCTGTTCCGAAACACTCCTTTAATGTGATATCATCTACTCCATAGTCTGCTAATAGGTCAACAAACTTTTCAGATATTACATCCATTTGTTTTTTGTCAAGATAGTTTTTAAAAAGATTCCAGATGTCTATAATCTGTTCGTCATTCATTCTCGGCTAACTCCTCGTTATGATCAATTACAGCTTCTTCGGCTGCATTAGCGATATTTACCATTTGTTCTTCTTTTGCCGGTAAATCGGCCATGACCATCTCGAGTAGTTCACCTGTCCATTTCTTACGATATTCAAGTGTTTCTTCGCCATTACTATCAATATACTTGTAACGATTGCCTTGTTTTTCAAGCAAGCCTTTGCCTTCTAATAAATCAAACATACCGGAATAAGGATTCATACCTGTTTCATATGGAATCTCAACTTGTACACCTTCAAAGGGTTTTGCATAACGTGTCTTCATTACCTTACACGCTGCTCTAATACCATGTACTTGTGATGTTTTGTTGCCGTCTGCATCTACTTTAAGTTTAAGTTTTTTCATAGCAACAACCA